AGAGTCAAGTATCTTAACAATCTCAGGATGTATTTGTCCTCTCATAGCTGCTCTAGTAATATCCTTCTTGAGCTTTTTATGTGCTTTTTGAATAAACAGATATAAACTAGGATCTACTTCAGCACGATTCATTACACCTGTGAAGATGTCTTTAATCTCTTGTGGGGTAATGCCTAAGTCTTTAATCTCTTTTATGTTGGATAGGTCTTTTACAGTTTCATTAACTAATCTTCTAGCCTCTTTCTTCAGGTCTTTAATCTCACCTTTAGTTAGTGGCTTCTCTCCACTTGGAGTACCTTCATAATATTTACCAAAGTGCTTTTTAAGACTTGCAATACGACCAATGATATTGCCTCTGGCCATAGTATGATCACCTTCTTTCGATATGTAATCAACAACATGTCCAATCTCATGCATTAATGTAGCCATTAGCTGTGCTGTATCTTTACCTAGTTCAGCATTGATCTTAATAGCTGCTCTTAATTCAGCACCCTCATGAACAATAGCACGACCTCTAACACCTTCTGGTAGCTTGTTAGTTACTACAGCAAACTTACCATCCATCATTAATCTACCTAGCTCCACAATGTCAGGTAACTCTAGCATTCTGTTATAACGCTCTGCATCTCTAACCAATCCAAGATTAAATGATTGTGTGCTTGCTAAGTTTAGTGCTTTAGCGTTAGCTAGTTCTTTTGTGAAGTTAAGTTTTAGGTTTCCATTAGCATCATATTCTTTCTTCATGACACCTAATATCTTAACCTTGCTCATATCTAATAATACTGCTGAATCTCTAGACTTTTTATCACCAGATACATCTTCAATCTCGTTTCTGTAATAGATAGCATCATAACCTCTCTCCATAAGGAAAGCCCTAATAGCCATATTCTGATTAGAGTATGTTGTGCTTCCTACTCTTTTTCTAGCTATATCTTGTGCTTCATCTCTGGTCATAATATCTACACCCTTACTCTGAAGATAATGAGCAATACCACGCCAATCCTCTAAACCATTTGCTAATTGCTCTGATTTAATAACTAAAGGGTTACTAATCTTAGATAAAACTCTATAAATGAAAGGATTATCTAGTCTTGCTGCAGCTTGTGCATCATCACCTATATGAAGTAAGTATTCTGATCTTGTGTCAAAACTTGTTAGATCAGATCTTCTAGATGAATGAGAAACAATAGTCCATCCTTCGTCATTATTCTTTCTAATTTCTTCAACTCTAGGCAAATGTACTTCTTCAATAGAAGAGAACTCATGATTACCTTTAAGTTTAATTTGATTTGTTGCTATCAGATATTCAGGTAGATGGAAACCACCGTTATTATCGTACTCTTTCTCTGAAGTTTGTCGCAATAGATCCAGTGTTCTTTTCTCAATAAGCTCTTTAGCCTTGATACTAGATGCCTCTATAGACTCACCGTAAATCAATTCTTTCATGGATTGGAGAGATTCGATAACTAATTCTTGTGCCTCTTTACCACCACCTACTTCTTTAGCTTCAAGACCTTTAGCTCTAATCATGTCATCAATTTGCAACAGATCTATATCTAACTGAGTTAAATCTTTAATTTCTTCTTCAGGCTTTTCTATTCTTTTAGCGGTCATATCCTCAATAATAAGCCTTAAATCACTTGGCACTTCAACTCCCTTACCAATATGAATATCGTTGCCCTTATCTACAAACATTTCTACCATGTGCTTTAATCCATCAGTAGATATTTCACCATCAAGCTTTTCAATCTCCCAAGCATTGATACCTTTATCTCTAGCCCTGCGAAGAGTTACTCTAATATTTTGTACTACTGGAATTCCTTCTTTTGCCTGTGCTGTAGCATGTTCAGCGTGTGTTAGTTCAATCTTTTGGCCACCAGTAGATCTGTCATGCTGATAGGTGTATTGAGAGGCTCTGTATATGCCATCAGTAGTAGTGTGTTTAGCAGTTGATTTCTGACCTTGAATAATAATAGCATGTAAAGATGCTTGAATTTCTTTAGGAAGATCGTAGAAATATTTACCGTTCTTTATTCTAGGTGTTGCACGCATAGCCTCAATAATGCCTTTTGCAATCTCTGGATTGTCTTTTAAATAGCTAGTGAATGTGTTAGATCTAATACCAAATTGAACAAATATCTTCTTTAATCTGTTATATACTGCGAAATCTGTAGTTCCAACTCTTAGTTTGATAGGTGCAGTCATCTTAGATATACCAGTATTAGAGGCATGTAATATAGATAAGACAGCTATACTGTGTAAAAATTCCTGTGTAGTTGGGAAAATACTATCTGGTAGTGTTAGATCTAAGATGTTTCTAAAAGGATCAAGATGCGAAGCTTCTGTCATTGCTATAGCTTCAGTTAATAACCTTGCAGAATTTACTCCATATTGCTTGCCAGTCTTACCTGTAGTGCCTTTAATGATAGATCTAATAAACGGATTTTTAGAGTTCATTGCCATCTTAGTGAATGTTGCACTAGCAACACCAGTAATAGCACCAATAACAGCTTCCGCACCAAATTCACGAATAGCGTTAGTCAAATACTTCATGAAATCTTGTTCGTTCTCTACATCTGCTGCATTCTGTAATAGATCATCATAAATACTACGAATAGCACCATGAACACCAAACATGCCTGCAAAACAACCTACTGTTCCACCGCCAGCAGTACCTGCTATTGGAACAATAGATCCAAGTGCGGCGGCAGTAGCACCACCAGCTTGACAACCAGCCCAATAAATAGGAGTATCTGGTAGTATTCCAGCGGCAGCATATACAAGCTGCTTCATCATTGGCTGCTCTTCTAAATAAATAGATTCACCAAGTAGTTCTTTCAAAGTTAGAGTTTCACCCTCTTGAATACTATGGAATTTAACGCCCATAGCAAAAACAGATTGTTGTACTCCATGCTCAATAGTATTATACCAATCCCACTCATATTCGTCAGGATTCATATCAATAGGTGGTTTACGCCTCTGATCTTCTTCGCTCCAATACCACTGATTATTTCTCGCCCACTCCCTACTACGACTTAGAGTTGCTTCTTCAAATTCAGTAGGAACAACTTGATACTCTGGATTGATTGAATAAACTGGAGTATCTTCTTCTATATTCCAGCTTTCAACATCTATACGCATTCTAACAAAACCTTCTGGAATGATCTCTGGGTTGCCATAGATTTCATCCTGATCACCATCAGCTAGATTCTTTTGTCTAGAAGTATCAAAGAACTGTAAACGATCTTTTGCTTGATCCCAAGTTAGCCCAGCATCAACCATTTGTGCAATTTCAGTAGCTATATCTGGCTTATTAGACCATACATCAAATAGATCAGCACTTACATCTTCTTTATTCCACTGTAAATATTTATTGTAATTATCTTCAGCTTTAAGCATGTTCTCCCACCTGCCGCCTTGTGCAGTTGTAGCTATCTGATGATATTTTGTACCAGTATCCGTTTCAAATGCGAACTTGGGATATTGTGTGCTACCATCTCTAACAGCCTCTTTATCCCAATTAAACACACCTACTTCGCCTAATACTTCTGTTGGTTTGCTGTAGCCTGTATCGCCTTGACTTATAATGCTGCTATATCCAGATCCATAAGACATTACAGGATTTAATGAAACACCTAGCTCAGTATTGATCTCAGCATCAGTCCTTCCCAATCCAAGAAGTTCATTGCGTTTATTTAAAAATGATGTTCTTGCTTGTTCAGATGTGTAACCGTCTGATAACCTATCAATTAAGAATTGTGATTTCATAAACCTCTTCTCTCATATACATTTTCAAGCATTTTTAATAGTCTATCATCTCTTTTCTCTGCTTTATCATGAGCAGCTTTATACTTTTTATATAGTTCTTTTGTTGGTTTAGGATGGGCTTTCCATTCTGCAATACCTGTTTCATGCCATGCATCATAAGTAGAATAATCAATACTTGATGTGTTGTTCAAATAATCAACAATAGTAACTTTTTCTTCTATCCACTTTCTAATATTGGAACTATCTACAAAACTACCAACATATAGGTTTGTTAATCCTTGTGCAAAATCTATCATTGCATCAGATGTTGCATCTATTGCTTTTAACACCATAGATCTACCTTCTTCTTCAATCCTTGCTTGTTCTTCTGCAGCGTTCTTAGCTTCAATATCTTTTATAGTTGATTCTTTAGCAGCAATCTGTTTTTCAATTTCAGTTAATCCTGCTTCTTCTGCTTCAATCTCACTTCTAACAATACCTATCTGTGCATCATATCTTTTCATTTCCAACTCGGCAATCTGTATTTCTAGTTCAGCTGATGATGTTTCCCAAATGCTAACATCCTTATCGCCAGATTCAGCTATATGATTATCTACTGCTGATTTTTCATCAGAAAGCTTTTGAATCTGTCTGTCTATATGAAGAACATCTTGATCCATTTTGTCTGTTAGATTATCGGCTTGTAGATACTGATCAAAGTTTCCATTTGCTAGTGCAGCTTGTCTAGCCTTCTGATGTTCAATAGGTTCTAATCTTGAAGTCCAACCTGCCGGAATAGGTGAGTCTGCCGGAATATTTACAACTAGATTAGGATCTCCTTTCTGCATTTGTGCAATCTTAGAGTAATAAAGCATAGAACCTTCTTCTTGGCTCATTCCCTCTGGTAGGGGCATTGAGAATGTAGATCCATCATCAAACTCAATATTAAGCTGATTAGCAGTTAGTGATTTATCCCATCCATTATCAATAGACCAGTCTGTAAGCTTGTTAGTTATTTCTTCACTAGAATACACAACCATTTTTTGAGCATTGTCAATCTCGTTCTGCTTATCTACTTGCTGCTGTGTTATTTTCTGTTTAATCTTGGATAGGACAGATGTGCCTACTGATCCTTGCTGATCCTTAATCAATCTGTGAACTATGTAATTAGGGTTCTCATATCCCGGAACGCCTACCTTTTGGCCATTCTCATCCATCTTATATAGTGGAGCATTTAACATAGCTTCAAATGAAGTTCCGTCTAGCTTCTTCTTTTCTATTAGAGTCTGCTCTAAAACCTCTTCAAAGTTCATCATTAGATTTTGAACCTGATTTCTAGCTTCAGTAATACTTGTTTTATCGCCATTAGCAATAACAGATGCCAAAAACTCTTCTGAATTAGCATTATTTAACACTAACTTTCTGTGTTCAGCAGGGTTTAGAATCTGTAATATTAATGAGTTTTCTGCACGTTTAAGTGCCCTAGCTTTTAATTTAGAAACCTTCCAATCTTTGCTTGTATCTTTTAAGAATGAATTGATAGGATTCCAATGCTTGTCAGGTATAAGTGGGAATTTACTAGATACATAACGCATAAACTCAACTTTAGCCTTTTCTGGATCACTCATAAACAAGTCAATAATATCTTGTATTACAGGATCTTCGCTTTTACCTTGTTGAATATCTAGCTTTAGATTTCTAAACTTCAATAACTCTGGGCCAGTAAAATCAGTCTTAGTCTTACCTATAGTTTGATTTGCAAACACATTATACAACGACTGATCTTTCTCACTAGGATCAGGCCATATCTCTTGTAGCTTCTCTAGAGTTAAAGTTCCTGTGTTTCTTAATCCATTCAATTCTGATATAACACCTGTAACTATAATATTATTGTTGCTATCAATTACTCCTTTACGGATGCTACGATCTCTTTCAAACTTCTGAATTAATGCTGCTCTTTGACCATCTATCTTTGTAACATCACCATCATCTAGTGCCATTACTGCGTCAATAATTTGTTGCTTCTTTTCTTCTGTGTAGCTTGGGCTATCTAAAACTGTCCAATCATGGCTTAATAATGATATAGCGGTATTGTACTGTTCGGTTGTAGTAGTAGTTGGAATACCATCTTCTGTAACACCAATTTCAGGATTATCAAAACCTAAGTTGTCAAAGGTTACTGCTCTGAAAGCCCTTTGCTTTGTATAGGCAGCATCATACTGTGTTTTGAATTGGTTTGCCCCTTGTGGATTTAGATTTGGGAAAGCACCCCACTGAGATAACATAGCTTTACCATCTGCGTAAGCTTCTTCAATTTGTATTGAAGAGCCACCGCCAAGTCTTTTTAAAGTTTCAGATAAATCTCCTAAATATGCAGTAGTATTGATACCTTGTTGATACTTTAAACCTTGATTGTAAGCATGGTTCATAGCGGTGGCTCTTGATATAGCCCACTGCTTTTCCATATTCGATCTTACAAAATCATCTTCTATTCCGTCTATTGAATCAGTCTTGTACTGGTCATACATAGCTCCAACCGATCCATGTATATTCTTAGTATCAACCTCATTAGACATCATGTTAGTTTCCGGATCGTAAGTTCCGAATGATGCGCTATTGATTACTCCATAAGGAGAGTTGTTTCCATATTTACCATTATCTTCTGCACCACCTTGCTCAAAGGTACGAAAATTTCCTAATGCACTATTTAACTGATTAGTCTTTTCTTGCTTATCAAGACTCTCAGAGAATGCAGATGCTATTCTTTGTGATGCTGATACAAGTTGATTACCTAAATCTTGTGCGCCTTTACCACCGGCTGCTGCAGCACTAAGCCATTTCGTGCTTCCAGAAACAGGTGTTGTATTGCCTAATCCAATAGTCTTTCTTGATGCTATTTTAATTGCCATATTTTAAACTCATTTCATTGCCTTATAACTTGTGGCTGCACCAGTAATTCCTGACAGTAAAGAACCTGTAGCTTGATACCTTGATGCTGTTAATTGCTGTGATCCTGCCATCCAATGTTTCCATGCTTCTGACCTAGATGTTCTTAAATTTTCTCTTGTATCTTCTTGTAAATCATTAATAGATTTTAATACATTTAGTTCAGCTGATCCTACGCCAGCTGATGCTCCGCTACCACCCCACTGTGCAACCTGCATGTGGATAGCTTCAATAGCCTGCCTGTGCATTGCCTTTCTTTTATAATGATAAGCGTTTAAGGTTTCGCCATATTCAACTTGACCCATCTTGTATGCTGCATTTCCAGACTCAATAGCACCTCTTGCGCCAATGACTCCGCCTGCTACTGATATTGCTGCTACTGCTGCTGCTGCTGCTACTGACATATTAATCACTCACCGTTAATGTTCCATGAATACCTAGTACCGTTAATGGTAAAGGTTGTTCTTGTTTGATTTCAATAATACCATCTCTATCCCAACCAAGATTAGTAACTCGTTTATCACCTGTGAATAAACCGATACCTGAACTCATAGGAGTTGATGATGTTCTAAATGGAAGTTGGTCATCATTAATCTTGACACCTGTTGTATTGAGCAATCTAACCTTAACCTCATTCCATCGTTTCTTTAATCCTTGTGCTTTACCTGCTTGAGAACCTGACTCAACACGCATAGTCTTTAAAGTTGATGTATATCCTAATCCTACTTGAATATCTACATTAGTCCAACCAGTAGGTACTGATATAGATATAGCACCACTTGAAACTACTTTATCTGGGAATACAGAGTCATTTATAACTAACTTGACCGTTTCCCCTTCTAAGTGAGAAAGTCCACTTACAGAGGTTGTAGCGGTTGATACAGTGCCTGTGATACCTGAATCTACATTTATGTCTGGGTCTAGATATTCAATATGCCTTACTACTGATCCATTGACAGTTCTTTTAACTGCTACCCATAATTGATCCTGAGTTGTATTAGTTATTACTGAAACACTCTCAACTTCAACGCTAGTACCACCAATCTCATGTTCCGCCCAAGCAATTACTTCTTCAGGTCTTTCATAAGTCAGACTTAACATCTTGCCATCTGCAGTACACGCCCAAATAACTGAATCTGGCTCTTGTTGATAGTCCATGTCTTTAAGGTAGCCTGCTGTTATATGCTCTGATAACAAAGTCATATCTGGAGCAATATAAGCATCACTCTGAAATTGATAAGAGAACTCTCTAATCTTTCTTCTAGCTCTCTGTGCAAATAGAATAGCGTTACCAATCTGGATAGGTGGGATAGTCCAACTACCGTAAGTAGTCTGCTGAGTAACCATTACATTAGATGGTGTTAAAGGCTCTCCCTGTGGGCGGCCTACTTTAAATTCACCACCTGCTGTTCCAACAATGAGATCTCTACTTGGTTGTAACCATCTTATTACATTGACTTTATTAGTAGCAATAGCATATTCCATTGACTCATCTGCCAAGCCTGTACCTTGATCAAAGTTCTCATAGTCAGCTGTTTGAGAACCCCATATTGTTTGTGGATAGGTAGAGCTACCAGCAAAGAATAATCTCTGTTCATAAAACGATACTGTTCTAGGATAGCCATTACTACTTGTCCAAGGTGTTGAACCAGCCCATGTGAATGTAGGTGTACTTAATGTCCAAGATGTATGACCTGTACGAGATAGCTTTCTAGGTGCATGGCCACTATGACAGATATACATAACATCTGCTGATTGTGCAAAGTGTAGTTCTGTTAGTTCAGCCTCTAAATAAGGTGTTGATATTTCATAAGCAGAACCGCCAGATTGAATCTGACCGTTGTCTTTATAGAAACGAATATAAGTGTCACCAAACTCTAGTACATAGGATTGAGTTACATTGAACTCGAAAGGAATAAGCCTTACTTCTTTAGTCGAATCCTTAACCTCAGAAACAAAGTGAGTTCCTCCTCGTCTAGTAGCGCCACCATGAGGATATACAATCATGTTGGTTAGTTCACTACAACCGTTAAAATATTTCTTAAAGTCTATTTGTCCTTCAAGACGAGGACTTAACTCCCCAGCTGTGAAGTTAGACTGAAATGGATGTACTCTAGCCATTTAACCCCTAAATGATGTAAATGTATCAGATACTAGACCATCAATAAAACCCTCCAATCCATCAATAGATCTAGCTTCTGCGACTTTGATTTCATATAGCTCCCACATTTGTTTAGAAAGGCTATTGCTTCCTGTTATTGAGTATGCTAATTCAGCAGCTAATCTAGCTGTCAATACTTCTGTGAAGATTGGATCGAATTGTGCTGTATCTGTTACTTGTGCAATGTAAAGAATCTTTGCAGTTCCTTCATCTGATAATAACTTTCTTCCTTCAATCTTAAAGATGTACTCATCATATTCCATTTTGAGAACACGAAGGCAATAAGGACTGGTTGGAAGAGTATATTGATAAGCGTAGTCAAATGCAGGTGCTGCAACTAACTTACTTAGCTCTTGTCTTTCTATTGCGAAATTCCAAGGATGTGATCTTAATACAGCATCTCTTGTAGGTTCGTAAAATGCGTTACAGAGTCTTGCTCTTTCTGTATCGTCAGTTAGGGAAGTGATTGGATCGTCACCAAGTTTTCTTAATGCGTTTGAACAAATGGAAACCGCTGTTGCCATATCTCTTCTCCTGAATGTGGTGAGGATAACCCGTTACAGGAAACCCTCATTTTTTTTATAACTTTAGTCTAGTACATAAACCAAGTAGCCAGATGCAGTATCGCCAGAAACGATAGCAGTATCCGTACTTGTTAATCTAATAGATACGCCACCTTGCGAAATGAATACTTTAGTATCCGCAGTTAATGCAGAGCCTACAGCCATTGCACCAGCAGTATCAACAGAAACACCGTTGTCAATACCATCAGCATCCGCTGCTACAGCATCACCGTCTAGGTCTGTGTAAGCATCCCAGCCAATGTCCATAGTAGCACTAGCAGTAGTCCAGTTATGCTCAACGCGACTTAACGCGCCTAACAAACGAACAGTTCCAGCAGGTAAACGAACAACTTCCGCAGAAGATGTCGCATCACCAGCACCTGATTGTGTGTGATCGAACGCAGCAATGCGTAAACGACCATGAACATCAGATGTTTCTTCCCTTACAGAAGGACTAGCATCAAAGTTAGTTACTTGCGTACTTTTTTGAGTAGTTACAGCCATGATTATTCTCCTATATTATTCAGTACACGCAATCTCTACTACTTTCTCGTCTTCAACACGAGTAGCACCGATTGTCATTGATAAAAATACTTGAGTAGCATAGTTCTTGTCATCACGCTCACTAATGCGAGTTTGAATCTCTGAACCCATTGCTAGACCAAGACCTGATTTACAGTACACAGTAACCTGACGGTTGCCATCTGAATCAGTACCTAAACGCTCTGAACGGATAAACTTAAAGCCTAAGAAAGTATCCAATTGACCTTGTGCCAACGCTTTAACAGTGTTGTAGTCAGAAGATTTAATTTCAGTAGTATTTAACAAATCAGTTACTTGCTTCGCAGAAAGTACACAGTAACGCTCTTCTTCAGCATCTACATCAGAACCATCTAGTGTTTCTTTAGCAGAAAGAAGTTTAGCAACTGTTAAACCACCTGATGCGTGAACAATCTTTTGAGCAGATGGAAGTGCGATAGTAGTACCACCAGCAACGCCACCATAGGCATTACCAACTGCTGCTTCAATAATTGCAGTATCCATAGCGCGACCCATTGCATTAGCACCAGCCATTGCATACTCGCTCTGTGGAGTGATTAACATACGAACCTTATCTTCCTGATCGATTAAATCAGCCCAGTCGTAGTCATCCATTGAAACTCTACGTCTTGAATGTGGACTATCCATACGAGGAGTATCTGAGTGGCGTGAAGTACGCTTTTGAGCTGAAACTGCACCAATTCTTTCGAAAAAGTGATTCTTTCCTGTTACTGATTCATAACGAACCGAGTCGCGTAATCGTGAAC